AAACAATAGATGATATTGATATTGTTTATGGTGAAAACACAATGACTATATTTTTAGATGATGGCTCTAGTGTTGAACTGATTGTTGATTCTATACATTTAAACACAACAGAATATGACTCGTAAACAAAAAAACCTATTAAATACATTAGCATCTTTAGCAACAGTTATTTTGGTGTTATTGCTAATATACTTCATATTCTTACTATTTCTTGTTTAAACGCTATGTTTTGGCTTCGCCAGAGGCTCGTGGTGAGGTTTTCTTTACTCATGTGATAGGTAACTTAAATAAATCTTTTTGCTTTAACATATAGCTAGGATGACTTCCATTAACAAAAGTTGCTTTTTTAAATAAATTTTCAGAATCAATCCATCCTACAATATCTCCTCCATCATCATTCAATATTACCTGCACATAATAATCGCAAGGCTTTTTTTTATGATATTCGGTTATATAAATATTTCCATTAGGGTTTCTTGTTGATTTAACATCTATTGACTTATTATTCCAATGCAAATCTATAGGGTTCTTTTTTTCATTTATAGAAAAATCAGGCATAACATTTAAATATTGTGCCACTATATACTCCCCTTTAAACCCATCTATATCCATGTCGTATTTATCTTGCTTACTTACTTGCCTGTCATAATTAAATTGCATTGCATTTTTCCTTCTAACTGTTCCAAAAATGTCGCACAACATTAACTCATGCCTATTTAATTTTATATTAAGCATATATCTTTCTCCCAGCAATAGTTAAAAGATTGTCTATAGCTAACTCTAAATCTCTTTCATAGTACATAGGCTTGTTGCCACCTAGAAAACGATAGTTAATGGCTTGCTTTTGTTGCTTTGGTAAGTCGTCTATAATAGAGTCAACAATCTTAACATTGTCTATATCAGATTCAGATACCATATCCTCAAACACTTCAGAAGTAGACTCACCTCCTGTTGAAAAATAAGATGTTTTGTTAGGGTAACCTAACCTATGGCTATCTTGTTTCATCCACCTTGCCCAATCTTCTAATATGTTCATGAGCCGAGCTATCCTCATTTCTTGCTTAATCCACCCAGTATTGTTCCCCAGTTACTTGCTTTTCTTTTCTGTTGTGGTGTCATAGGTTTTGGCATTACAAAGCCGTATTCTTCTTGTATTCTATCTAATGTTCCTGCATAAACACCTGCATAAGCCGAAATTCTACTTCTACTAGCATCAGGATTTTTTTTTATAAACTCTTTTGCCCTTGTGCCAAACTCATCATACTTTTCTTTTGTGTATCTACTCATGATATATCTACCTCTCTACAAACCCATTTGTTATTCTTCTTATGCCACCCTTGAACAAGTAGCACCCAATTTGCTTCTCTTAAATGGTGAATAGCATCACTATCCTCCATCTTCTTTACCCTTGCACTAATGTTACTGTAGCTAGTAACTTGGATTCCTACTGTGTTGCCTTTAATATCTATTGCTAGTAAATCTATTATGCCAAACAAGTCTTGTCGTATCTTGGCAAATGCGTTCCATCTCTCTACGATAGCGACTAAAGGGTAATCACCACTATCCCGTAGCTTCTTCAGAGTCCTTTGCGTTGGGCTTATCGCCATCTTTTTTATCCTCCTCTCTGACAACATTGCCTTTAAATATTCTGTTCCAATTTTCTTCTAATTCTTCATCAGTAATATCTTGCTTTCTTTTTCCACTACCCTTACCCATCACAATCCCTCCTTGCTTTACATACTTTATGTTTATCATAATATCTTACGCTGTTGTTTTTCATGTCTATGTTTTTAATTTGTGTATCTTTTGGTAGGTGTATATATTCTTTGTTTAAACACTTGTATTCCATTTCAACTTTGTTTGGGTCTGGATAGTGCAAGTCTACATATAAAACAGCTTCTTGACAGCTATTAAACGACCCAACATATTGCCAATCAGTTAAAGGTTCTGGTGCTAAATTTATTATCATTACAAATGCAAACTCAATCATGATTTACTCCTTAAAGTTTCCTTTAGTTATAATCCTTCCTGTTAGTTCATGTGCAATATTAAAATCTTTTTTATTGTAAGTCATTGTAAATTTATATCCATCATATATAAACTGATGTTCTTTCCATTCATCTTTATTCTTTTTTAGTGCTTCTTTTCCCTTCGCCATCTTCCTCACTCCAATATACATTAACTATCGTTTCACACTTTGGGCAATTATACTGACTCCATATTAAATATTTACTATCCATATCATCATCATTATCCCAATCATTTCCCCATATCATTTTTACATCTTTACATTTAGGACAACTGATATTCATTTCTTCTCCTTACAAAAACCTGATGAATTAAACTCTCCCATTTCTGTGTTTAAACAACACCACCATTTCCCATTAGAATATATTTTTGCTTTCTTTTTACATGAATGGCAAACGGGATTATTTGGTATCTTTATCGGCTTTGCAGATTCCATGATTTTCCTTTATGTCATACCAATTAAAATAGCAATACCATTTCTTATCACTATCCATGAACATAGCATCACGACCACATTTATGGCAAACAAACTTATCGCCATATAAAAATACTTCTTGTTTATTAATCTTCATCATGCAATTCGTCATCTATCCATTCATCTTGCTTGGCTTTAACTTCTAAAAGTTTTAGTTCTGTTTGATGAACTTTAATCATTTGTTCAAGATACCATATTGCTTTCTTACAGTCATCTATCTTGTCAGTTAATTTTTCTGACTTCAATCCCTCTCTACTAATATACTTTAGTGCATTGCCTTTGATGTAGCCATAGAACTCATCTTTGCTCATCTTGGCTTGCATATATTCTATTGTTTCTATACCCCCTTTCTTGTAATGGTCAGGGTTTATCGTATCACTCATTTTTACTCCTTATAATCATTAGGTAAAACTCATACATTGTTCACTCTGTTTAAACTTACTTTGCAATTAAAATTAAGGCTTGATTAACCAACAAGGAACTTAATTATGTGGACAAAACCATCAGCTACTGAAATGAGATTTGGCTTTGAAGTTACAATGTATGTAATGAACAAGTAAAAAAAGGGGGCGGTCAGCCCCCAATCCCCCTAGTTAAAACGGCACATCTTCTGACACTTGGTCAAAACCTTCTTTAGCTTGTGGAGAAGTTGAATTACTACCTCCTTCATCCGTAAAAAATACCCTTGTATTACCCAATATAGCACCTCTAGTCCCAGCTTCTCTTTCTTCTGCTGTTACTGATTGAGTTACCATACCATTGTTGTCATATTGGTCTTTCTCATCTAAATTAACAAATGCTGTTAAGTTAAGATAAGTGCCTTTCTTACCATCAATAAGTTTAGACTTATCAATTTTTGTTACATCAATACTTGCTGAAATTCCTACTGTTGCCATTAGTTATTCTCCTTAATAAATTTAACTGAATCCATGACCTCTACTGCAAACTCATGAATATCTCTTTCTAGACGACCTATTAAATCATCATCTCTTTCTACTCTTTTGATAAAGAGTTTATAGTCACCAAAATCAGGGTGATAGCAAACAAAATCACACCACTTCCTACCTGTGCAAGCCATCTGCCATTGCATTTGATGAATATATCTTTTTGGAATTACTGCGTTTTGCAATATTTCCGTATGCGTTGTTGCTTGGGGGCATTTTATTTCTATTAAACCCTCATCTCCTACCATTCCATCAGGACTAGCCCCTGACATCATAACTGTTGGGTGGTCTACAAAACCTTCCTCTTTAACATCTACATCTTTAAGTAGCCCTAGCTTTGCTATATAAGCGTTTCTAGCCTCATCTTCATACTCAACCCCATGTCTCATAGCCTCATTCATAAATATCTTTACAGGCTTTCCTGTCAGTTGCTCGGTAATGAGTTGTGTTCTATACTTTCTTTTGTATTGGCTCTCACCATTCTTAACTTTAACAATCACATTGTCTACATTACTAGCAGTGACTTTACCTACCCTCGCTGCAAACCATTCCTCTGTGCGTTGTTCCATTGTTTAAACATCCTTTTTAATTTTTTCTATAAATGGCATACATAACTTTCTGTCTGCCTCGTTTAAACCATTAAAGTATTGTCTAGCCGTAGCTACACCTTGCTCTTTATATATGTTCTCTATACGCTCTAGAACATCTGCTTCAGGCAAATCCTCACCATAATAAAGGTGAAGCGAAATTCCAAAAAGAGCAATGCCTTTTGCTAGACACCTTTGCATAGCCGTATTTAATTGCATTGTATTAGGATTCTTAATGGCTTGATTCTTAAAATCTAATACAGGTAGTTGAGATGTCATCTCTTTACCAAATGCTCTGACTGTGCAGAACACCATCATACTGCCATCAGGTAATGTATATGGCTCTCTGTAGTCCCATGTTGCTGAATCATCATGTTGCAATAAAGTATCTACTGCCCATGCCCATGATAGATAAGTAAACTTACCTTTCTTTTCTGTGTATTTACTAACATCTATCTTTCTTAACTCTGCGTATTTACTCATGACTTACCCCCAAATATTTCATTTATAATTTGTTGTTTGTAGGCAAGTTGAGACATCTGTTCCATCTCTTGATAGTCTTTAGCCATTTCTTGTTGTAATTGGTCTTGTGATTCTACTTGCTGAACTGCAAGTGCTAATTCTGTTGATTTACTCATGGTATTTCTCCTTTCTTGTTAAAAGTTAATATACTTTACTACTGTTAATTTTATTTGTCAAACTCTTATTTACTTTATCCCAATTTTTAGATTTATAAACTTTTCCATCTCTACTTGTTGCTTTATATTCAACATCTTTAAAACTTTGTTTAAACGCTTTAATAAACTCATTAGCAGTTAGCATGGTCTCTCCGAAAATCTCTGTTTAAACTTGTTAAACCAAAAAGAAAATGTCCCCTCAAACGGATGATTTCTTTGTTTCTGAACCATTAAGTATGAAGTGCAAGGGTTATCACCTTCCTCTAATTCCCCTAACATCTTTGCCTGTTCTATATCTTTTCTTCTATGCAAACAGAGAATATTGTCTGTTAGGTTTCTAATGTGGCTACTCCCTAAAATATGTGAAGCGTCAGGTATCACTGTTTCATCTGCTAATTTTTTAGTATGAGCAACCAAGAACACATGAATGTTAAGGTCTCTAGCAAGGCAACTAATTTTGTTGATAAACTTTTTCTGACTTGCATAATCATCTTCTGCAATGCTATCTACTTTCATCAAACTGTCTATAACAAAAACATCACAATCATGCACATTTTTTCCAAAGTGTAGACTTGCTACCAAATCATCTTCAGATGTTGTTCCTTGTGCATTAAATAACCACAACTTATTTTTGTATTTTTCACAAAACTCCTCAATATGTTGGTCATTCGCTTCTCTAATTCCTGTCTGTTGAATCATTTTTGCTATCTGTATAACAGGTCTCATCTCCATACTTGCTACTAAAACATTTGTATAGGTCATTAAGTTAAGTAATACCTGTGATAAAAAGGTAGTTTTTCCTGACCCTGAACTGCCTGTCAAAATTGTTACCTCTCCTCGCCTTACAAGAAAATTACTATCCTCATCAGTTTTTTGAAAGCCTAAAGAAAACCCAGAGTTTTTCTCATTACGATAATAATTTTTTACATCATCTACTAAATTATCTGTCGTCTTTACTTTAAAATCTGTTTCTTCTTCATAGAAACCACCCTCTTGCAAAGTTTTTCTGTTGATAGTCAACTGCTCTACAATGCTACCGACATCAGTTTTCATAAAGCACCTCTGATTTGTGTTGGTGATTTAGGATTATCATTCCACCTTTCTTGATTAATGATAACTTCAGGGCTAGGATTAAAACCCTCTAACCACTCTCTCGTTTTTTTCATAGTAGCAGTCCAAGAAATAATTTTTTTTGAAATGTCATCAAGTTTTTTTGATTTCCATTTTTCTAAACAACCTTTCTTGTTTACTTTTCTTTTGTCAGGTAATGACTCCCACCATTTTTCAAAATGTTCAGCAGTGCCTTTTACAACTTCAGATTTTAAAACTGATAACATTGATTCTTTTTTTAGGTCTTGCTCTGTTACTTCATAGAACCAATTTTTTGCGTTTAAACTGTCATATATTTTTTTTAACTTTTCCTCATCTTGTCTTAAACGAAAAGCACAAGATTTCATGTCAGGTAATATACCATTAAACTGCGAAGCCAAATCCCACGCTTCTCTTAAAAACAATCTCTCTGTTTCTGACAACTCCATGTAAGTTACATCATTTAAAATATCGCCACCATACATTTTATACCAACTCATTTTATTTTTATGTTTGTAATGTTGGAACTTGTCCCAATTTTTTATTTTAAACATTATTTTTCCTTTTTATGTTTAAACAGTTTTTGTTAAATACTCCTGAATTTCGTATTGTCTTAATTTTGGAATCTGCTTATTGATAAACCATTTTGAAACTGCTTGTCTACTGATTTGTAATTTGTCTGCAATGTCAGATTGATTTCTAAAATTTTCTAGCAGATATTCAAATGTAATTTTTTCCATTTCTTAACTCCTT